AAGATTGCATAACCAACCATTGCGCCAAGAACTATGCCAGTTGCTACTAAAGCTGCCAACTCAATAAATTTAGATTTCATTTTTATTTCCCTTCATCACTTGTTGAACTAGACTCCACTATACCATAAAAACCACTTTGCAACACTTTTTAATAAATATTTTTACTTTGTTGTTTTTTTGTTTATTTGTGATAATATAACACAACTTTAGGAGGAATCATGGACATTTATTTGGAATTAAAGACGGAATTTGGAAGCCTTTATAGGCTTGCACAGCTTTTAGAACTTAGAGAAACGGCCATTTATCAATGGAAAGCCAGGACTAACATACCTATTAAGCATATTCGCAAGATTGAGGAGCTTTCAAAGGGGCGAATTACTAGAGAAATGCTTAGACCTGACATTTTTGCAAAGGGCTGAAATGCACTATTACCAACACAATATTGGAGATTATCGTAAAGATACTTCTCATTTATCCTTGCTTGAACATGGAATTTACAGGCAGCTTTTGGATAGTTATTATCTTGATGAAATGCCATTGAGCAATGACCTTGCAAAGCTAATGCGTTCGCATAGCGTTCGCAATGCAGACGAACAACAAGCGCTTCAAAATGTACTTACAGACTTCTTTGAATTGACCGAAAATGGCTATATTCATAAAAGATGTGAAGATGGAATAGATAAATTTCATGGTAAATCAGCTAGTGCTAGAGCATCCGCAATGGCTCGCTGGAGCAGTAAACATAAGGAAATTGATGCGAACGCAATGCCAACGCAATCCGAAGGCAATGCTAACCATAAACCAATAACCAATAACCATAAACCAATAACCAATATAAAAACAATACAAGCACCTGAAGGTGTATCAGTTGAAGTCTGGAATGATTTTGTTTTGCAAAGAAAGAAATCAAGGGCTGTAATTTCTGAGAATGTAATTAAAACCATTGCAAAAGAAGCTCAAAAAGCTAATTGGACCTTAGAGCAAGCATTGGCTGAATGTTCTGCAAGAGGCTGGAGAGGCTTTAAAGCGGAATGGGTTATTGAGAAACAAACACAAGAAAACAAAAATTCAACTGTTTTGCAAGGTTTAACAAGAGGTTTAATTGGAGGAAAAAACAATGTCGGTTTACTTGGAAAGTGATTTTACAACTGCTGATAACGGCATGGATTACATTTTTGGCAAGATGGGCGCGATTTATGGGGCTTCTTTTGCTAGGCATTGGGATGGAGTTGATTTGGGCTTGGTTAGGCAGACTTGGAAGGAAATGCTAGGGGTATATGCCACTTACAAGCCTACATTGGACTTTGCCCTTAATTCAATGAATCAATCGTTTGTACCATCTGCAATCGCTTTTAAAGATTTATGCAGCCAAGCCGGAAGGATTCCAGTTAAGCCAGAAAGAACCTTGACACATCAAAAGACACAAGCTGAGATTGTTGAGGGAATAAGGGCTAAAGAGGAAGCATTAAAGGCAATGAGAGCGTGGACTCAGAAAGTGAAGGCATGAATGAGTTGGCTCTTTTCGCTGGCGCTGGTGGAGGAATCCTCGGTGGACATTTGCTCGGATGGAGAACAGTCTGTGCAGTCGAATGGGAACCATACCCAGCAAGCGTATTGTGCGCCAGACAAAATGACGGGCTTCTTCCGCCTTTCCCGATTTGGGATGACGTTCAAACCTTTGACGGAAAACCTTGGCAAGGAATTGTTGACGTTGTATCTGGCGGGTTTCCCTGTCAAGACATTAGCGCAGCCGGAACTGGGGGGGGATTACTGGAAGCCGAAGTTCAATGTGGAAACACATGGCGAGAATTATTGGCGAAGTACAGCCCCGATACGCTTTCGTGGAAAACAGCCCAATGCTCACTTCTAGAGGACTTGGAACAGTCCTTGGAGACCTGGCCTCGCTGGGGTTCGATGCGGAATGGGGAGTGCTTTCGGCAGCCGATGTTGGCGCAAACCATCTCAGGGAAAGAATTTGGATTGTTGCAAGAAACATGGGCTACCCCAACAACAATGGACAAACTGCCACCAAAATCAGAAATGGCTTTGTTGAGGGAGGCAACAGTAGCAAGGCCGAACAGAAGCAAACCAGCAAATCTCAGAGACCAGGTGAGCAACATGAAACATTGGCCAACTCCACTAAGCTCGGAACACAAAGCAAACTTAACGATAAGAGAAAATCATCAGAATGGATTAACTGCAATGGTGTTGAAAGAGCAGAAGAATTTTCCAACTCCAGCAGCAAGAGATTACAAGGGAGCAGTAAAAACTGGGAAAAGAGTTTCTGCATCAGGGAAAATACAAAATTATGGAGAGCAACTGCCGAACATTGTTGGTGGAAATCTGAACCCAACATGGGTAGAGTGGCTGATGGGGTGGCCGCCAGGGTGGACAAACTTAAAGCCATTGGAAATGGACAAGTCCCATTTTGTGCAGCAACAGCATGGAAGCTCTTAAGTGAAAGATTGGAAAAAAAGTGAAAAATATCGGCATCAATGTGAAGTGCGATACCTCATTGGAATTCGCCATAAGAACGGACTGGGTGAAATCAGAAGACTTTTATCTAATCCAGGCTTTGCTGCCAGGCTTCATAAAATTCAAATCGACATGGCAGACCAATGGAGAAAAGGCAATAGAGGCACAACAAAAGGACAATGGCTATGAATCTTGAGCAATTAAATGAAAACAGAGTAGAACAAGCCCTTACTAGACTTGCTAGTACCGATAACCAACACGCAGAGTTAGCCGGTCAGGTTAAATACCTTGAGGAAGGCTTAAAACAGGCTAAGAGCCATTCTTTTCTATTAGCTGATGGCACAGTAGCCGAAAGAGATGCAAAGGCCCTAGCAAGCGTTAAATACGCTGAAGCATTACAAGCGCATATTGAGGCTTTTGTTGAATTTAAGAAAGTTGACAACGAAAGAAACCACGAAATAAGAATTATTGATATATGGAGAACTTTATCCAGCAACCGTAGACAGGGGAATATGTAATGAAAGATTTTTCACTACCTTTTTTGGTATCAAAACGACTTTTAGATGAATATTACAAAGCTATGATTGCTCAAGATAGGCAAAAAGCATATCAAATAGCTAATGATTTGGTCGAAATGACCCTTAAATTAGAGGATATAGCTCATGCTAATGCGTAATATGTTTGCAACGCATACAGATTATGGTGATTTTAAAGGCTTAATTGCTGAAAACCCTAATTTTGTACCTTCTAACGTAGATGGAATATGTGAGCGAAAAGGTCAATTCTTGGTAATGGAATGGAAAAGACCTGGCGAAGCAGTAAGTAAAGGTCAAGAGTATTTAATCAAAGCATTGGCTAAATTGCCAAATTTCATCGTTTTAATTATTTATGGCGATACAGACGATGAAACAACCATTCATAAGTATTATTTAGTAAATCAAGATGGTTCTTGCACTTTAGCCGGTAGTAATTTTGCAATGCTTAAAGAATTTTATAAAAACTGGTATGAGATGGCAGATGGCAACTAAGGCCGAGAAAGACGTATATGCAAAGCTGGCAAGATTGGGCTGCATATTGTGCAGGCAACAAGGAATTACCGACACCGACACCGAAGTGGAAATGCACCATGTCAGACGATATGGTGGGAAAAGAAATCTTGCGCCTGTCATCCCCTTGTGCTCTTATCACCATAGACTTGGAGATTCCAGTTATCACGCACTTGGGGCTAAAGGATTTACATCTTATTGGGGAATAAGCCCTGAAGAATTAATACAAAAAACACAAGAATTGTTAAATGACGCATTATAAAAAAAGAGTAGACCATAATCAAAAAAGCATAGTTCATACATTTATTGCATTAGGAGCTAGTGTTATTGATTTATCTAGAGTTGGTCAAGGATGCCCAGATTTAGCGATTGGCTATAAAGGCAAAATGGTAATGGTAGAGGTTAAATCATCTAATAAAGCTACTTTTACTGAGCCACAGCTTAAATTTATTGGTAATTGGAGGGGTGGCGCAATTAATAGAATAGACTCCGTTGAAGGGGCAATAAGATTAATTAAGATGCTTGACATTCAAGAATAGACATTTAAAATCAAAGAACTGCAATATTGCAGACTTTTTAGCTAAAAGGATTAAAGATGGCAAACCCAAATTCCACCAAAGGCATACCAACCAAAGGTGTTGTAGTACCTCAAGGCGCAAGCAAGGCAGATATGTCTGGTGAGCGTATGGAAAAATCTCATCGTGGTGGTGTAGCGATGGGTAAAGAAGATGCTATTGGCTCTGACAAAGAGTTCAATACAGGCCGTACTAGCGGTATCTGCTATGACCATAAGCGCACAACTTATGCGATGGAAGATAAGTATGAGAAAAAGAACTAAATAGAAAAGCGAAAACCCCATAAGTGAAGGCTTACAGGGTTTTCTAACCAAATAGTAATCGGAAAACTAAATGGCTGTTGTAAACAATAAAGAAACTTGCAATTCTTGTATATTTTTTTCTTCAGGGGAAAGAATGGGAATTTGTAAGCGATACCCACAAACTGTCAATAAATCCAATGAAGATTGGTGTGGAGAGTGGGAGCTTACTGAAAGCATGGCTTTAGACTTAATGGTTCAGCTAATGACTGAGCCTGTTTTGCTTTCTGAAACCCCTAAAAAGAAACCAGGAAGGCCAAGAAAAGCATGAAACTTAAGCCATTATTAGACAAAATTGTAGTTAAACCTGATGTGCGAGAGCTTTCTAGCATTATTTACGTTAATAACAAAGAAGTAGAGAATATGGGTACAGTTGTTGCTGTAGGCCCAGGCAAAAAATTATCCAATGGTCGCAGAGAAGATATGCCAGTTGAAGTAGGCGCAAGGATTCGATTTGGCACTATGAACGATGATACTGGCGAAGAATATCTAAAATACTTCCCTTATATTGAAGATGGGGTTAAATACCTTGTAATGTCATGGATGGATGTGTGTTTTATGGAGGTTGAAAATGCTTAAATTCTTTAAAAAATGCTGGCCTTGGAAGTCAAAATCTATGACTGCTACTGAAATCATTACTTCATGGGCTAAATTTAGCAATGAAGATGAAAAACTTGCTGAACGAGAAAGAATATTTCAAGAAGGTATTAAACGCAAACCAGCCCTTAAAAAGGCTACAACTAGGAGCAAAACCATGCCATTAGTAAAATC